AGTGACTTTCTGGCGGCTACCGAAAAGCCAGCAACAAGCGCACCAACGCCCACCTTGGTGAATGTCTTAAAAGATTCCGTGGCCTGAGTAGTGAAGTTTTTCACGCTCGACTTGGCTTTTGCCAGTCCTTTTCTTACACCGCTTGAGTCAAGCGATATGCCCATTTTGATTTCACTTGCCATTGTTTAGCTGTTGTAAATGTTTGGTTTTTATTGCTCGGAGCGATTCNGGCTCAAGCATCTTGTAATCTGGAATTGTTGTCACTCTNATGACGCGTTGCAGAGANAANGCTTTGCGNAGTGGTAGCTTTAGCACCTCATCCGGGTGCATCGAATAACGGCTTGCAATCTCATCAATCATCGACGCATCACCGGAATACATGGAAACAGAGTTTGTTCTTGATTGCCTTGCTGATGATACTGATGATGGAAATTCATTTAAACTTGTGTTGATGTGATCAAGCACAACCTCAATCAGTGCCTCGGCCGTCTCTTTTTTCTTTAGGTCTTTTGCAACTCTGCGCTCAATCATCCAGAGCCGCCATTGTTTGAGTAGTGGGTTGCTTGTTTTCTTTTTGCTGTTGCGCCATATGTAATCAATGATTGCCTCCAACGTTGGCAACTCTGAGGAAATGAGCGGCGATTGCATAGCAAGCAGATCAAACCAAACTTGCACTGTCATAGGCTTGAGTATTTCACCCGCAACCTTATGCTCAACGCCAAACGTCGACCAGTCAAGTGAACGATTAAGCTCAATCTTTTTTCGCTCTTTTCGGTATTCCTCTTGCGTGTTCATAAAAAAAAGGCCTCGCCCGCTTTTAACGAGCAAGGCCAGAAACTAACGATTGCAAACAATTATTTGTCTGCTTTTTTTGCCTTTGAGAGTTTTTTAGCTATGCCGCGTTGAATCAAGTCATTTGCCACACCTTCGCTAATGTCAACGATGGTGTCAGCCTTTTCGATCTTGCCGAGAATGGAATGATCTTTTAAGAGCTTGATTTTCATTTTTTAGCCTTGGTAAGTTTTAAGCAACACGTCGATTTCAAAAGTGTCGAAATCATCACCGCGTGCAACCTTTACATTGCTCACAACCAGCGTTGATGCAGTGCCAGAGCGGTCGAAATCATAAGTAAATTCATCACCTTCTGGAGGAAGAACAGTGCTTGTTGATGCTCTTTGGAGAGTTAGCGAACCGCTGATTGGATCAGAACCGGGACGTATCATGACGTCAGCACGGTCACCGTTTGCATCTGTGCGTGAGATCAAGCGGTTGACTTTACTTGCGATGTCAACAGAGTCGACAACATATGCAACGGAGTTGATTGTGACGGATTCCAAGCCTTGCGGCTGGTCAGCTTGTGAGTTGTAGGGAATAGACATGTTTTTATTAGTTTGTGAAAGTATTTAAGCACTAGGCCATGCGGATGTCAATATCGAAAAGTCACCCTCGAAAGTGAGAACGGTTTCATCATAGCTGTTGTCGCTTGCATTGTAGGTTGCATCAGACGGCACAAGCCTGTTGATCCAATAATAATCAATCTTGTCATTCAAGCTGGCAACCTCGGCAGCCCTTGAGATGCTTAGTAAATGGCGAACTTTTGCCACAAGCTCGCGATGGTAGCGCGAAAAGGCTACACCCGGAACTGAGTTTTCATTGCGGTCGGTGTGTATGGTGATCTCAGCGGTGTAGTTGTAATGATCATACTCAAGGTTTCCGTCAGGCTTTTCGGTCATGTGTTCATCCTCTGCCAACCCGCTGACTGAAACTTGCGCGCCAACGTAATCATCGCCCAACCTTTTTGGGTCGTTTGCCGTTGCTAACTCAATGCCGTTATCCAGCAAAAAATCATAAAACGATTGTTCAAGGTTGCCCTCGAAATTGAAAACTTCAATGTCTGATGTTGCTGGCATGATTATGTTTTAGCTCAATGCGTGCTTGCAGTCAAGACCGATTGGCCTCACGGACTAGCTTGCGCGTGATGAATCCCAACCTTTTATGCGCCTTGATCAACCTGTTTCTTTTAATCTCTTTCAGCATGCCACTTCTTACATGATACAAACCTTTTGCTCTGCCGCTGACAAACCCAATGAATCCCTTGCTTCTTTTGCGCATGCTTCCACTGCCGCTTGCGCCTGATAAGTTTTTTTGTATTGGTAGCGGGATAGAGCCTTTTGAACCTAATGCAAGCGCGGCTTTTGCAAATGCCGCTTTCGAGCTTCCAACCTCTGAAAACAAAAACTTTTTGTATTTATTGAACACCGTTGTTTTAACAAACGGCTTGTCAATGTCTGGAAGCATCTTTGTTCGCCCCTTGCTCCCTTTGTTTTTTTTATGCCATCTGGCAAGCTCACCAATGTCTTGCAACACTCCCGGTGCAATGCGTTTGTTTTTGTAGTATATCGGGCCACCTTTAAACTCTTTGATTGCCCAATTGATTGTTTTAGGTTTTCTGACTTGGCAAATTATAAGCAAATCATTTAGTATTGCGTTTTTACCCGTCTTGAAATCCTTAGCTGTTCCCATTTTTAAGCTCGCCCCTTTTGGGTGTGATGCATATGGTGGAGTATATCTTGCAATCTCTCTTGCTAAAAAACCCGCTTGCTCACGAACAAACTTTTTTTCATTAACACCAACTTTTCGAGCCAGCTTTACCAGCTTTGCGCGGAATACAGTATCATCAACTTTGACGCTTTTTTTAGGCATTCTTCTCCCTCAATGTCAGTTCGTAGCTTTCCAGATCCTCTTGCACTTCCGTGATTACGTAGGTTGCTCTTTTGTTTACCCGCTTCAATATCTCACCGATGACGGGCTTGTTTTTAATCTGCGACTTGAGGAGTGTTGCGCTTGTTGTCACCTCATCATCATCGCCAAACATCGTTCTTGATACGTCCATTTGTGAGTCATCAAATGCGGCCCTGAACTGATCCGCGCCAATACTGGCCGGCTCGCCAATCACGCTTAACGATTGTGATAATCCTGACTTTGCAAAACGCTCAAAAACATTCATGTCAACATGATACATTTGCCAGTGTAAATGTCAACGATCATCAGTTTACACAAAAAAGCCGCCACCCGCAAAGGTGACGGCCTTGATTGATTTGTTGTTTTACTTTGCTTTGCGCTTTGCTGTCTTTTTGGCAACCTTTTTAGCTACCTTTGCTGGCTTACAATTCAGCACCGCGAACGGCACAGGATTGATATACACCTCAACATGATCAAAGCCTGTAGCCTCGGAAGCTTTTTTCATTGCTTCATTTTCTGACAGCCCGCAACCGATGACCGATTGCGAGCCTTTAGAAATGCCGATTACGAAAGAGCGTTCCATGGGTCAAAGTTTCTAGCTTCCGTCCTCGATGATCTTGCCAGCAGTAGCGTCACCAACACCAGCACCAAACACAACGTCGAAGCTGTGCCATGTGTTGCGGCTTGCGGTGCTAACCCACTTGCAGATCTGAACGGTCATGCCGTTTGGAAGTTCTACGGTGTCAAAGTCAAGAGCCTCGCGGAGTTCACCGGTAAGCTCAGGTAGACGTGCAGCCATTGCGATGGATGAAACATCACCAACGAATCCGTTGACGTTAGTTCCTGCGCCTGACCAGTCAGTTGAGAGGCTGAAGCTGTCGAGGCCGTATGCTCCGTCAATTACTCCGAGGCTGTTCTTGTCGCTTGTGACGGCAAACTGTGACCAGAAAGAAGCATCAGCAACAAGGTTGCGTTGACCGAACTTGCCAGTTGCAGCAATGATGGTTTTGATGTCAGCAGTGGTGACAGTAGCCGGGGCTTTGTCGAGAACTGCTGCGCCATAGTTGGCGGCGGTCATCAAGCCTTTTACTACGCTGTCGAGCTTGTCTTGTAGCGCGTAAAGGTTGACCATGACCAGCTTTTCCAAACGGCGGCCGGATCCAAGCTCGGCTGGCGTGATGTGGAAAGGCTGTGAGTATTCGCTCATGCCAATCGAAACCGCTCCAAGAGTGCTGTCGCCTTGCTCGTAGTTGGTTGGGTTGGTGAGAGTGGTGGAAGCACCAGAAGCGAGATCAACCTGAATGGTTGAACGCGCACCGTTGCCGTTGTTGGTTTGTGCAATCGCGTCTGCGGAGAAGTTCGTTGCGAACTTGTCAAGAGGCGTTACCCGGTGCTGAGAAACAAGCACCTCGTTGGAGGCGATGATGTCAGCAATTGTGTTAGCGTCAAATGAATTGGCCATTGTATTGTGTTGTTTTGTTGTTTAGTTTCGCGCTTTGGCGCGGAGAATTTTAGTTTTGTTTGCTGCGAAAAAGTCGCGGCGGTCATCTTTATCAGAAATGCTTTCGTATCGTGCAAGCAATTGCTCATCTGTTTCAGCACCTAACCCGTCACCATTGTCGGCCACTGGCTCATGCGATGCAAGTTGAACAATCTCAGCCGCCTTGCTTGCAACTGCTGCCTCACTGACTTCTTTTGATGTCTTGATTTCCTCATCCTTTTCGATGATTTCGAGGTCAAGAACTTCAATTCTGTCAGCGGCTTCACTTACTAGCTCATTAGCTTCGTCGCGGTCGATTATTGCTTGAGCAAGCTCACCTGTCAACGTTTCATTTTCACCCTTGATTTCTGCAAGTTGCTCGGAGATTTCCGCGCTGGTTTTGGTTACTGCTTCAAGTTGTTTGTTGAGCGATGCAATTTGCTTATCTGCTGGCACTTTTAGCTCTGACAATTCGGCAAGTGCTGTGATGTCTGATGCGGCCGCACGCAACCCGGTGTCGATGTGATCAACAAGGCCAGCGTCGAATGCTTCTTGCGCTGTGAACCATGTTTCAGCGTCCATGAGGTCTTTGATTTCCTCACGCTCATATTGCGATCGGCTGTAAGCGTTCATAATTGATTCACTCATTTTGTCGAGCAAGTCAGCGTCAGCCCTTAGCTCATCAGCGTCACCCATTGTTACAGTCCAAGGATTATGAATCATTAGCAATGCATTGTCACTCATGTGGACTTCATGCCCTGCCATCGCAATCACTGATGCCATGCTTGCGGCAAGTCCATCAATATGAGTGATCACCCTTGCGTCATGTCGGAGCAATGCGTTGAAAATGGCGTTGCCATCAATGACGCTTCCACCGGGTGAGTTGATTCTCAGGTGGATTGTGTCTGCTTTAATTTCGCCTAGTTCCTCAACGAATTGCTTTGCGTTAATTTCATAACCCCCGATGGAGTCATAAATTGAGATTTCAGCCGAAGATGCATCACCTTCTGCCTGTGTTATGTTGTACCATGTATTAGTCATCTTGTGTTGTGTCTTGGTTGTTTGTTTGCTCAGAAATCTCAGCTTGAGATTCTGCGCCAGATTGTAGCGTGATTGGCCGCCTGTAACCGCCATCTTTGATCCATGCTTGTTCAACGGCATCACCCACCGGTGGCAAACCGGCTTCATCTCTGAATGCGCTTTCGTCTGCCGTCTGCGGTGTAATTGATCCAGCACGAACGCCAACGCCGTATGAGTCAAACTTTGCTTTTAGTGTTTCAAATTCTGCGATGCTCTTTTTGTGTTCTGCATCATCATCTGATTCACTGCCGCTTGCAATATCGCCGGGTTTAGTCAAAATCGAAAGTTCGGAAAGATCATGGCCGTATTCCTCAGCCACGCGTTTGCGGTGTGCGATTTCTTTTGCTCGCTGTATCACCACATCTTCGTAATTGTTGCCGCGTCTTTCTGCAATGCTGCTTTCCGTGATCACGCCAGCCCTTAGGTCGTCAAGGTCAGCTTTTCTCATGCGTCCTTCATCAACGGTGAACTCTGCCGGGTGTGTAAATGCCAGTTTCCACCAATCTTCAGGTAGTTCGTAACTTCCCATCTTGGCACGCTTTGCGATGATGTATTGAGCGCAACGCTTGTAACCGTTTTCAAGAACCTCAATTCTTGATGCAATTGATCTGTTCACATCTGCGGCAAATCCACGAACACCAGCACCGCCAACATCTGAACTGTCAAGCATCTCTCTACGCCATCCAAGTGCATAAAATGCGGAGCTTTCAACGAGCTTCGTGAACTTCATCCAGCCTTCCGGCGGGTCGTTTGCGGTGTGTGCTTTGAGTGATCCACCGTTTTTGATAATGCGGATCATTCCGCTATCCATGTAACTGGTCGCAGTTGCGGCACTGCCTCCACCCATTCCGAGAGCATTTCTGCCAGCGTCAACCTTTCCGTTTTCGTTTGATTCGATCAGCGTTAAGATTGAGTTCACCTTTTGCTTTATCTTTTGAGCGTCACGCGTCTCGCTTAGGTCATACCAATCAAGAATAGCTGATGCGATTGATGGTGTGCCGCGTCCTTGGCTAAACCATTCCATATCAGCAAAATGAACGATGCTGTTGGCTGGGATGTCTTGAAATCCACGGTTGCGTGAGTCATCTTTCACACGATATGCAATTGGTGACATATAGTCATCAACAATTACGCCCGTCAAGATTCTGCGGCCTTGGTATGCGGTTGAGTCGCTTACGTAACCATCACGGCACTCGCCCCAATCACCAACTTTGTGCGATTCGATAAACTGGAGCTTTGGGAAGCCTGTTTCCTTTTGCTCTGTAAGCACAACGAAAAAGTCACCGTCAACATCAAGCAACTTTGAGCCACGCCAAACGTTTTTTCTAAATCCAAAGTTTGAACCTCGGATGTCAAACATCATGTCGAGCCTCTTGAAATCTTCCTCCACTGCTTGAGCAAATGCGGCATCCGCGCTCAGTGATTGTAGCCGCCAACTGCCGCCGTAAACATAATTTGCCTTTTGCTTAACTGCTCCGGCAACGGAGGAAAAAGATTGGTAAATATAGCGCGAGTCACCAAGCAACATACGGTGACGGTTGGCCGTCATCATGTCTGTGATGTCTTGCGCTAGGTTGCGTGTGTTAAATCTGCGCTGGTCATTCCTGCCGCCGGGATAAAACTCGCTTGAGCCACCGCGCAATTGTTGCGCTGATGTTCTCGCGCTGGCACGGCCGTAGGTTGATTTGATGGGAGGGTTTGCCATTATCGTCTGAGTGAGTTGTAATTGATGCGGGCGGTCATTGTGTCTGTGACTTCATCGTTTGTATCCAGCACGTATGTTTTTAGTTCAGCCTCAGTCATTTGCCCTCCTGTCGCGCCTCCCGTTTCAATTGTCTTGTATGCCATCCTTATGTGTTCGCAAAAATCAAAAGCCCCCCAATTTGCTGGCAGTTCATATGAGAATGATTTGCCAGATAGTGAAGCATTTACCATCCTTGCACCGCCTTGTTGCACAGTCTCAACCTGAGCAACTGTTAATTGCTCAAGTAACGTGACGATAGTGCTAACCGATTTGTCAGCCTGTATCCATAGCGTGAATAGTAACGAGCGCATATTTTCTGGTTTCGATTTAACTTTAATTGATGCTAATTGTCAATGCTTGATTTATTCCGAGTCATCACCGCCTCCATCAACTCCAACCAAGCCAGCCATCGCCACGCAAACTATTTGTTGTTGCTCACAATCCCCGTAATGATCATTTTTTGAATCCCTGTTTATAAAATCATAAAACCGCCGCCCGTCTGGTGCTGTCTTGCTTATTCTTTGCCATGCGTTGATTTGCCTTTCGTAGACGCTCCCGGCATTGCTCGCGTATGTCCAAACAAGGTTGCCATCTTCATCTTTGATTGATCTTATCAGAGACAACCGCGAAAGTGCCGCGTGCTTACTGAACCTAACTTGAGAAACGTATTGATTGCCGTTTTTTGCGTTCACTGTTCCCTCGCCCCGGTCAAGATATTGTGGCTCTGCATAGATCCTGCGGAGGCCGTCACTGTGCCGGAAGTCTGCTGCTTTATCGCCTCGGAAAACCTGCCAGCCATTTTCAGCCGCTATGCGTTGCACTTGTGTAGTGTTGTAGTTACCATCAAGGAAAACAC